CGGACCGCCAGTCCCCGAAAGGCGTCCGCGCCATGACTCGCCCAATCATGCACCGGCCGGGCGGTAAATTCTCCCAGGCGGGCATTGTAATCCCGGCGATAGTGCATCAGGGCCTCAAGCCCGGCCCGCGTCCGGGTGGCGTCAAACCAGCACCGCCCGAGCAACAGCCGCGCCGCGTGAATCCCGGCCTCGACCTCCTGGCCTTTTTCTCCATGCACGCGCGGGACGACCGCAAAGCGAAGCCCGAGACTCGCGGCCACGTCCAATCGACTCTTCCCGCTGCCCAACTCGCGCACGGCAATATCGTGCGGGGCCCAGTGGGTGCCGTACACATAGCCTTTCCGCTGGAGCATCGCGGCATAATGGGGCAAGCCTTCCCCGCTGGCTTCATAATAGTCAATCAGCCGGATGTCGCCACTGCGGGTGGATTGGCTAAACCAGATCGCGGTGGCGTCTCCGACCCCCAAGTCCCAGTCCGTATCAATGGGGAGCGCCCGATCGAGAGGCACCGTCGTCACGCGGCCCGCGTCCCGCGCCTCCTGCAGCTCGGCCGCGTACACCGCGCCCTTGACCGAGGCTTCAAAACTACACTCAAATTCCTGGGCATATTCGTCGGCCGTCATCACCGAGCGGGCGGAGGCGAGATAACTGGCGTCGAGAATCCCGGTCTCACTCGCCTTGCATTCGCGGTAAAACCACTCCGGGTGCCCGTCGCGCTGCGCGTCCCTCGCAAACATGGCGATGTCGTAGAATTGATTTTTCCCGTTGGGCGTGCCGAGAAACAAGGCGCTGCCCCCACGGTCCACGAGGGTCGGGCCAATGACCTCGGAAAACGTCTTGGCCGGATGCAAGCCGTATTCGTCCAAAATGACGCGGTCCAGATACAACCCGCGTAAGCTATCCGGGTTATCCGCGCCGTAAATGCGGGACTGGCCCCTGTTGGGAAAATCCGCCCGCAGCTCGGACTGGTTGAATTCCACCCCCGGGACCGGCCTGGCGTAATACTGCATGTAATCCCAGGCTACCGCTTTCCCCTGGGTATAGGTGGGACCGATATAGGCGCTCCGGGGCCGGTCGTGCGGACACTGGAGCGCCATCTGCTGCGCTAAATTCACCCCCAGTACCGTTTTGCCAAACCGGCGGTGACAAACCAAGACGCCAAACCGCTTCTGCCGCGCTAATTGCCCTATCTCCCGCTGCAGCGGTCGCGGGGTGTAGGGAATCACTACCCGCTGCGCGGTCGTCATGGCGTCTCCGGTACCCGCACCGCCTCCACCGTCACCGGGGCGTCCATTTGCTCGTGCTGGAACACAATCGCCCCACTATGGTCCACCCGGTCCACCAAGAGCCCAAAGTGCTTCGCTAGCATCTCCAAACTCCGCACCTTATCCGCGAGCCGCACCCGAAAAACCTCGTCGGTCTTGTCGTCGCCCGTGGTGAGGTTCCGCTTCACCACGTCAAAACTGCTCACGGCCCGCCCCATGTCCGCCGTCCAGCGGCTCGGGGGCTTCATCCGGCCGTCCGTATCGAAAAACTCCCGCATGTCCACCATGCTTAATGCCCGGAGTTGGTCGAGTACCGCTACGGCCGTGAGTTCCGCCCGGATCAGTTGCTGCCGCTTGCGCGCCGTAATCTCTGCCTGGATGTCCGGACGCCGCATCAGCTTGTATCCCTGCTTGGACGCGTAATGGCGGTCGTTGGCATTCACATACCCAACCGCTGCGGCGGCACGCGTGGCGTCGAGGTCCACGAGATACTCGTTCACAAACCGCTGATACTTGTCCCGCATACGCTGTGTACTATACGCCAGTCCTGGGGAGACGCGTCCCTCTTCCGACGCGAGCGGTTGCACGGTTGCAGGCCAAACGGAGGGGATAGCCATCGTTACGGTGTGCACGGACAGGGAAGACATCTCTCATTAAATGTCTCAAGTTGTCCCATAAGTGTCACGCTCGTCACGCCGTGTGGACGTACTTCGAGATACGTTACAGAAACATAAAGCAGTACCCGAGAGACTTTTTCCGTGAGGGGCGGTCGCCAGATCGGTCCTTATATTGGTTCGGAAAACGCAAAGTCGTTTTCTCTTTCTCTTCGCCGTTCGATGTGTCTCCTGACCAGACCGAAAACCGTCGATTCCCCAGCAAATCATAGACCTTCGCTTACGTAGACTCGGTTAGCTCACTTTCGCCCGTGTCCCAAATCGCCGTAAATGGCGATTTGGCCTTAGCGAAGGTCACGCCAACTTGGGGTGTTTCGCCTCGCAGCGTCGCATAATGCGCGTTGTGTTTACTTGGATAGTGCATCCTGATCTGACCCCGCTGACACCCTCCAACGAGGCCGCAAGACGTTGCAATGTCACAGCTTACAAAGCTACACGTCATTACTAGCAGTCTAGCACGAACAGCCGCCGTGGGTTCCCTGGGGTTCCCCTTGGGTTCCCTGGGGTTCCCGGGGGTTCCCGGGGGTTGCCGGGGGTTGCCTTAGCCGTATTCTCTCACGCGCGGGACCGCCAGCGAGTGGCGATGATAGCCCGTTGTGCCCGTTCAGCCGCATCGGTTTTTTATTTACTCCTGCTGACTCCCCCTCTCTATTCTAGAGAGAGGGGGAGTAGTCGCGCGAGGACTCCCGCGACCGTCGCGTCACACCATAGCAACGTAAGCCGTTGACAACGCAGGGGTTACAAGGACAGCGACATCGGACATCAGCCACCGAATCAGCGGTCCCCACACGACCGGCGAGCGCGACAGTCGCGCTCCCTGATTGCTGAATTCCTTAGGAAAAACGCATAACCGGAGTGCCGAGCGCGACTCGAAGGGGTCAAGTCGCGGTCGAGTCGCGCTCCGAGTCGCGCTCGAGTCGCGCTGGTGCAGGATGCCACTATCCCCAGTAACCGAAGGAGACTTGACAACCAACAGCGCTGTGGGTTAAGGTGAGTCTCGCGCTCGGACTCGAACAGGCACTCGAACAGGAACAGGTACCCCACATGACACGATGGCACCGCACCGACACCGTCCCAGCGTCCGCGATTGTGTGGCAGGGACGCTCCGCGTTTGACAATGCGCCGATTGTCGCGATTATCACCGGGCTAGATCGTGGGAATAAGAACCGCAAAACAGGAGCAGACCTAGCGCAACTGTGGATCGTCCGATCCGACATAAGCCCGCTAGAGGCGATTAAAACCGGCGCAGATCGGTCCATCTGCTGGATCTGTAAGCATCGTGGCGACGGTACCGGAAAAGGCCGCGCCTGCTATGTCGCGGTGAAGAATGCGCCACGGGCGGTCTATGAAGCTTACCGGAAAGGACGCTATGTCACGATGCGCCCGTCCGACGTAGCCACATATTTAGCGTCTAAAAGTATGGGAGTCCGTATCGGTGCGTATGGAGACGGGGCCGCATTGCCGCTCCACGTCATAGCCGATCTCACTCACGGGATTTTCCACACCGGGTATACACACGCATGGCAGTCACGTCCAGACCTTCAGCCGTGGCTTATGGCGTCTGTTGACACGCCGACAGAATACGCCATGGCGAAGCGCTCCGGCTGGCGTACGTTTCGCGTGAGGACATCGGACGAGCACCTGGATTCGCGGGAAATCGCCTGTCCCGCATCGGACGAGTCAGGCAAGCGTACATCCTGCGACCATTGCCGATTATGCGATGGATCACGCCATGCTGATCACCGCAAGTCTATCGCGGTCATCGCGCATGGTATCGGCATCACGTCGTATGTCAGCTTACGATCCTTGTCCAGCCGATAAGTGGAACTCGCACTCGCACTCGAACAGGAACGTGCTTATGAAACTGAATACGGACCACATTCTTGGAAGGAGCAGACAATGATCGGTTCATTTATCAGCAACGACTCGACGGCATACAGACGCGGGCAGTCATGCAGTTATAACGCTGTCAACGGATCGATCTGGTCGATCTGGTACCACCTCGGGAGAGGCTGGATATTTTCTGGTCTGGCGTTTGTCGGCGGTAAACGTCCGACGCGACGGGATGTCATCGCGGCATTCGAACGGGATGTGTCCCTGCGTTGACAAGGCCGAAGCAGAGCGCCGCGTATATCAAAAACTGGCTGACTGTACTCAGACACGATCACGGGGTCGTTATTAGCGCCGCGTCACAAGCCCAGAAGGCCACGGACCACATTCTTGGAAGGAGCAGACAATGACACAGCGAACGAGGATCACTTACAAGATTATTAATGTTTTTCAAGGTTTTCACAACCCGTGCGC